GGGTCTTTCCTGGAAGAATAAGTCTGTAATGTCTTTACGAGATTTATGTTTACAGCGTGTTAGTATTTTTAATTCTGTATTTGCAGGTGATGAAAATGGTCATAATAATTATTATTCAATGGAAGAACTTCATCCAACAAAGATACCTAAATTGTTGGAGAAGTATGCAGTTGATAATTCTGTTACAGAGGCAGCTAAAGCAAATCTTGTCTTGTGGCCGCAAGCATATGAATTACTTATGGATACTTATTTGGAAATGGGACCATATAAAGGAAGGGATGTTTTTACTTGCTCAGATGCTGAGATTTCTGCAGTGTCAACACCGACGGATTCTTCTAATGGAATTCGTCCTGGTCCACGTGCAACTTTTAAGCACCCTAATGAGAATGTTAAGGTTGTTATGTCTGTTAATGGTAAGAAATTTGAGCAGGATGAGTATAATAAAAGGACAGTAATTGAGTTAAAAGATCGAATTTTAAGAGGAGAAAAAGTGCTTCACCCTGAACCTTGTTGCAATATGACTGAAAAACAAGAGCATTTTGTTGTATCATTGGGAACTTTGGAGGAACAGCGAGAAGAAAAATTAAAATTGCGGGATAAAGCTCGCGAATTCTTTATTATGTCAGGAGTAGACTATATAATAGGATATCTCTTGCTTGGTAGAAAGCAAAAATATGAGCGAGGCCATGTAATAAGGATAGGACAGAAGAATTGCTGGGGTGCATGGTATGAGATGGCACGGTTCTTTAAGTATGATGATCCTAATATGAAGTTTTATACATGGGATGTTAAAGCACAAGACACAGGGATCATTGCTCAGCTTCTCCAATTGTATTGTAGCTCTGCTGCTTATTATATAGACTTTAAGTTAACTAAGAAGACAGATATAAAGTTGTTTCGTGAACTTTTGAAGATATTTTCTCAGAATGTTGCAATTAAGTTGGTTCATAAATATGATGATGTATGGTCTATAATGCTAGGTGGTATGCCTAGCGGCTCTTTTATAACATCACATGGTGATTCATGGATTTTTTGCTTTGTAATGTGTCTGTTTATTGTTTGGACAATAAAACAGTACCCTGCAAAGGCGAGGCGTATAATGGATGCAATACGATTAAAAAGATTACCTTTCTCTATTTATGGCGATAATGGTATATTAGGAGTTTGTAAAACAATATGTGACATCATAAATGTGACTACGCTCGCGAAATTCGTTCTTGAGAATTATAGATGGGTATTGAAAGATATTCAATCTGATGTCCCTTTTTTATCTATACCAAATGAAAGAGGTGAGTACAAAGTAAAAGGAGTTGAATTTTTGCAAAGAACCTTTATTGCATGTACCACTCCAGGCTTACCACCTGTTCTCCCATATAAGAGTTCATATAAAACTATGGCTAAGTTCCCTTTTGGTAAGGGTGGATATAGAACGTTGACTGATTATTTGATGTCAATAATCGGACATATGTATGATGCTAGTGGTACGAATCTTGTAACCACTGAATTTTTACAGTTTATGTATGCCGATTTAATGGCATTTAATGATGTTGATCCATCGCAATGGTATAAAGAATATCAAATGGGTCTTCATAGAGATTCGACCATGTCACGTTTGATGAGGAAGAATAATATAGGACTTGATGAGATATTAAGAGGAATACCAACAGTTGATCACTTGTTGCAAAGACAGAAGCATGATCCGATTAAGGCAGCATTTGACTATGTTCCTCCACCACTATTCACTATTTGACCTCCTAGCGATAAAAAATTAAAAATGTGCTAGGACAAAAAAAAAAAACACGCG